TTATACTTTGCTACTGCCGTATTCTTCAGATGTAATCCATGCGTTTAGGCTGGTAGAACCGCCAGCACTTGCAACCGTTAAACGTACGTTGCATGGATTCAAATTGAAATTAAATGCTCCATCGTCTGACAGCTTGCCTTCGTCGCCTATGCTGATCCAAGTGGTTCCATCGTCTGGGCTAACTTCCAGCTGTAATGTTGCACTGTCCCACGTGCCGGAAGCTATAACTTGCCCTGTTCGACCGTCCCAGTTCAATGAACTGGTGGAACCATTGGCGGTTTGTGATGTAAAAACTTTATCGTACGTATACATTTTTTTATTCCTTATTCGGTATTTTATAAGCTAATGAATTAGCGATTTTTGATCCTATTTTGTGTGCGATACCGGATATACTGCCTCCGCCGCCACCACCGCCACCTTCGTATTCAATAACTAATTGAGCAGCTTCGCTTGCGCTGGAATAGTCGTACGACCTTAACAAAACGTATGTATCGCTTGCACCACCTAAATCAAGCCATAATGCAAACATCATGGAGTTTCCACTAGACCATCCTGCACGGTCTACGATTTCCTGAACAATATCTTTGATGTCAGGACTTGTCTTTTGTCCAGAACCCGTTCCAGTCACAAAATTAGTTATGCCAGCAGTCGTGAAATTGCTTGCCGCTAAATCACTGCCAGCAGTAGGGGCAGATACGTTATCTTTGTTAAACCCCTTTACCGACAGTGTTCTTGAAGCAGAACTACTTTGATATGGCTTTAGGTAGGCAGATGAGATTGTTGCTCCCTGTGCAACCGTTACATTCTGGAATCTGAAATAGCCTAAAAAATGGTCTACATAATTAGGCCAATTATCGTAGTCTAACATCATCCCAATTGTTAGTGATGTCCCGCTATTTTGGGGAGTCAACCAGCCAGAAGTTGGAGTAGACGCAGAACTAGTAGATTTCAGTGACCTGCCATCATCTGCACTTGCTGCTACTGTAAATGTTGTAGTAGTTGTCATTTAGCCGATTTCCTTATCCGTAATCTTTCGCAGCACGATATTAATTGCTGCAACTACGCCACCAACGATCGCGGCAACTTCCGGATTTTCTGAGACCCATTCTCCATTTGTTAATGCTGTTAATGAACTAACAATAAACGCTAGAACATTAACCCAGATTGTTTTTGACTGATACCATTTTTTCATATCGGCAAACATCCTTTCAAACTAACTGCCCCAACTGCCAACAGCCCCAGCAATAACAGTAAAGCCGTCCACTTGCGTTTCGTTGCAACTGCTTTTGCTTTTTCTGTTTTAGCTTCAATTTTATCGAGTTTGTAGTCTTGCCGGCTAGCTTTTTTTGTTATCGGCTCCATCTCGCCATGGGTGTAGATATAGGAGCCGTCGCTTTGTCTGTATCGTTTTTTCCGTCCTACCATTTAGTACACCCTTCCGTTCTCGGTACAAATAACCCACGCGCCGGTTAGTTCTGCTATCTCTTGAGCCTGCTGCTGGCAGCTCTCTACGAACCAATCTTTTCCAGTGGCTGCAAACGCTTTGGCTTTATAGTTGCTGATTACTCCCTGCTTCGCCCGGTCGCTGTCTGATCCATCAAACATGATTAGCTCATTTACCGTCACATCATGGCCAGCCAGCCAGTCTAGCGTTAACTGCCGATCTTTTTCAAGCCTCGCCGTAATTATGGTTATCGGCTCTTTTCTTGGCAAATATCTAAGCCGAGCCGGTACCGTGTACCACTGCTCAAACGGCTGATCGTGACAAATTACCCCATCCATGTCGAAAGCCATTCGTGCCAGGTATCCGCTATTGAATAGGTTCCACTCTAAAAGGTGAGGCGGCTCCAGCTCTTTAGCAAATAGCTCCGGCTTGCGTTTTGCGTGAGGGTTTACGTATACGGCAGCCGTAGAGCACTTAAACGATTCCAGCCGCTTTAAGGTGTTACCGTTCATTACGGTGTCATCTACAATTAAAATCGATTTAGACTCGCTGGCTCTAAGCCGCTGGCCTTTGCCTACTTCGGTTATATAGCCATTATTCAACGTAAACAGTGGCAAATGTAAGTGTGTCGCAATAACGCTGGCAGGGATCATACCAGACCGAGGTACTCCACAAATTCCATCTATATAGTGTGGCACCTGTTCGGCCAGCTTCATTGCGTCCGCTACTAAATCTGCCGTGTAAACTAAGCGAGCATCTCTATACGCTGGCGTTGGCTTTAGGTTGTTTAGCTTTGCGCGTCGTTTGTTGCATCCACCGCACGGTTTAACGCCTGCTGCTTTCGTCACCCTAGCAACAGTATCCCCCAGCCCTTTTTTAAGACCGCAATTTCTGCGTGTGGCTTTTTTCTTAACGGCTCCGCAATTTAAGCATCGAACGCCTTCCGCTTCGTCTGTAAAAACGCAATCCATTGTTAGCTACTGCTTATTTCAACCGATATTGATGACGCGTTGCATAAATTTGACGGGCAGAAAAAGCCCTCCGTAGTAAACCAGCAGCCGTTAGTATTTGAGCCTAAATTTAAATCTTCTACTATACAATCCTGATCTGCCAAAACGAAATAGCCGATTGTTTCATAAGAGCCAAACCCAGTATGATAAAGAAATAACAACTTCCAGTCGTCGCCACATCTAAACAATTCTATTCTGCCAACGTCACATGTTATGGGAGTATAGCCGCTCGCTTCATATGCCCATAAGCAGCCGCCAAGCGTGCACGGGTCAAACCCCGCCTTAGATTCGCTATCGTCTATCTTAGTTAAGGTAAACGTATCGTTTAGGTTTGTGCATGTGCTGCAATCGTCGTTATTCGCAACGCCTGTAATTGTTACTTCATATTCATCAGGAACGTAACAATCACAACCACAACCAACGGTGTAGCTTGCACATCCAGATTGTTCGCTGTCGAGATACTGATTCACCCAGTTGTAGATTCCAAAACCTACACCAATCGTGTAATCTGTACCATCGCAATTCAGCGTATCAACCACACCCGATGGCGTTAGCTGAGTTAGTGCGCATTTATCACCATCGACCGACACAAACTCAAAATTAATATCTGATCCTGCAAAATCTATAAAAACAAATTTGTTCGACCCACATTCTGTTCTTTGGTCGACATTGATTTCGATTCCTACTTCTTTTTTTGTGGAACCTGTACCCAGATCAACACTAACAGCATTAGTAATATAAGTGGATGTTCCGCTTACGTTCTGCCGGCCTCGAATTTCAAACACGTTTTCAACGGCACCAGGAGTGACGTCAAAATCTGGCTTATACTCCACCTCAATCCCGACCCAATTATCTTGATCCTTGTAATCAAATGCAAACAGCATTTTCTGATTTCTAACCGGTGCGTTGGTGGATGAATCCCAGCAATGCGCACCGTCGGTCGAATCGCATGTATCCCAGAACGTATATAACCACCATTGAAATTTTGACGCTACTAAAAGCGTAGACAAATAAGAGGATGCGAGGTTTCCAGTCGGCGTTAAATAATGGTTTTGACTGTATCTCCACCCTTTAGAATCTGTGCTAGTATCGCAGCTGCTTAAATCAGAACTACAAGCATCGTTCCTGATTTTCCAAATCTTAGTATCTTCTTCTGTAAACACACCAACCTGGTCAAACGATCCGCCGTTGAGATTCATTGCCGACGGGTTTCCATCTGTTGAGCCAAAGTACTTTCGCTCAAATACTGATTCATACCAGTTTTTACAGAATTCTGATCTGTAAACTATGCAACAGTCACAATCACAGCCTGCGTTAAATCGTGATAGCATCTATTCACACTCAGCCATATCAACAAACCAATCATTACTCATCGTATTGCGCTTTATCATTACATATTGACCGCCTGCAACTGCTGCATCTGCAATATTGTATGCAGTCAACCCATACTCAGAATATATAAGGTCTCCGTCGTCAATATAATAAATATCTACTTGCCCATTTCCGGCGGTTATTTCTGACCTCGCACTTATTCCGTTAGGGGCTTTGCCTATCGCTGTTTGTGGTGATTCTACTAACCATAAGCCACTCTTAAAATCTCGGAAGCAACGGACGACGGTATCTACTGGAATTGGAACTAGCGACTCATTGTAAATATCAATCTCTCGATCGGTTAAGTCGCCTCCATAAGATTCTCTTTTAGTTTGGTTGCTAACTGTCTTATTGTCTCTATCAACATCCTGCACTATTGCCTTACCACTGCCAAACACATCGTCCGTTTTTGGTGTAATGATTTCCGTCACTTTGACTAAAATCATATTTTCAATTGCTACCTGGCTTTGTGCTCTACCTGCTTTGGCTTCCAGTTCACGCACTCTTTGCCGGAGGCTTTGATGGTCAGCTTTAATCTTTTGGACGGCTTCGGCCGTCAACATGAACCCTCTAGGCATTGCTTGAACTTATATTAATAGGGTTGCCGTTGCTTGTTAATGTGCTGACAGTTACCACGTCAGGATCGTAGACAATACCGCCGTTAGGCTTCAAATTTAGCGTTGTAATAGTTCGAGCTAGTGCCGTTCTAAAACAATCAATTGTTCCGCCTTGCGCGTTACAGGTTGTAATTGTTCCGGTCCCGTTATAGGTTAGCGTGCCGGCTTCCAGGTTAGCAGTTGTAATGTTGCCCTCTACTTTTGCATTGCCGCCGATTAGATTGACGGTAGTTAGTCCGGCTTTACTATTCATGTTACCGCCGTAGCCTGTGAGCGTTGTAAGTGTTGCACCTGCTCCAGCGTTTACAGTTCCACCGTTTAAGTTAATCGTGGCTACGGTTGCAGTTTCTCCTGATCTGGCTGCTATGCCTACGGTTCCACCGGTTACGTTTAATTCGTCTATAGCTGATCCCTTCAAGTATAAGCCTTGCTGCCCTGTGGACGCTCTAGCGGTGCCTGTAACCGTTATATCTATTGCCGAGGTGTTAACGTCGATAAAGCATAGGCCCGATCCATCAAACGTTACCCCGCTACATATCAATTGCAGATAACCGGCTTTAGTTCCAATCTTGCCGGTGTAGCCTTCCTCAATAATTAAATTGCCGAGCGTACCGTCGGCGGTTCTATCTAGATTCGTTGTAACGTCGCCGGTGTATTCGCTTGTAAAATACACGTTGTCACCGGCTGTCGGAATTGCACCGCCGAGCCAGTTGGCTGTATTTGCCCAGTCTCCGTCACTATTTCCGTTAGTCCAAATTATATTTGTCATTAGTTGTTCATCTTATCTTGTAAGTCTTGAGGGTTTTGGATTCCCCACCAAGTGTTGAAATTTATCTCTGGGTACACTCCGTAACGCAAATAAACAGCGTTAGCTTGTTCAAGGTCTAGCTGGTTTCCGTGTCCATCCAAAAGAACCGGCTCAGCAAGTGGTAGCCCTTGCCCGTCTACTATATTATTTTTAGCTGGAGCGCCTTCGCTGACCATTTTATTGCTGGTTTCGCAGTAGCCTCTATCTAGTATATCAAGCCGCCAACTAAACAAATTATCTATCAACAGCTCTACGTCTACGGCCCAAAACATCTTTCCATTTTTGATTTTTGGGCTAACGCTAACCGCCATAACTCTACAACAGAATGGTTTAGCGTACGCTACTTCTTGCAAAATACCGGGGAACTGTGAAAGAAAAGTAATTTCATGAGTATTCACCAAATTAACGTAACGCAGCCAGAATGTCGGATGCCACCAGTCGTTGAATTTCAAATTCATACTAATACTAACTCGAATTCGAGAATAGTCCATTTCCGGTGGCGGCTCAAACGGGGTGAATACTGAATTTGTCAAAGGGGTTGTGTCTTCGATGCCTCCTAAAAAATCCCAGGTTGTATTCCAAGGGTTAGGAATAGGCGGCTTCGAGCCGGCTATCCCAATTTGGTCAAATTCAAATTTTCCGTCTTTCAATTCGATGCCTTGTCCCAAATATGCTCCCCTTAACGCCGCTCTACGAGTGTTAACCGTAGAAACTCTAATAATTGCCGTTTCTTTAAGCGGGTCATCTGTCGGCTGCCCATTGGAATCTAAGCCTTTCGGCTCTTGACCGTCTGGCCCGTCTTTACTGTCTCCTGGTTCTCTCGGTCCAAATGTTACGCTAACATTCCAAACAAGTTCTGCCACAGGAGTTGGATTAACTGATTTTACGAAAGCAAATGCGTCTTGCTCATTGCCTATATTATAGGACTCGCCAGGAATCGGAATTCTGTTAGTTCCATCGTCGGCGTTTAAAACAATCAGCGGGCCATCGTTCCGGTCATCTACTTCAACCTGGTAAACCACGTTGAACGTTATCCCGCTCCCGATCGTTTCGGATGCCGTCCATCCGTTATGTAAAATCTTTACGCTTGTAACTGCCATTAGATTCCTACTATTGCCGGCTGTGCGCCTGTGTTGTTTTCAATTTTCGCCAAATGCTGGTTGGCTTCTTGTTGCGCCTTTATCTGTGCCAACTGGTGTTTTTGCAGCGCTTTAATTGCATCTGTTCTTGCCTGCGCTGCTTCTACCGTTCCGCGTATAGCAACGCCCACGCCTGCGCGGTTTGCAATAATGCCCAACGCTTTCGCTAGCTTCTCTACCTGCTTTGTTTCTTGTTTTAGTTTCTCTGTGTTTTCTTCTGCAACGTCGCCAATTGTTTCAGTTTGAGCCGCTGCCGCTGCTACGTTATCGGTACTATTGGATAGGTTGTCTATTTCATTCGTTGCCGTTTCTGCGCCGCCTGCTATCGAGTCAAACGCCGCGTTGATACCGACAACCGCTCCAGCCGCTGCGATCCCTGCTCCGGCTAACATAGCCCAGCCAGCCGGCCCGCTGAATGCCATAGCTGTAGCTTTCGCCGCTGCCAATGCTCTCAAAGTCGTAATAAAAGTTTTAACCACCTTAGCGACTTTACCAATCATTTTAATCGTTAACGCAAACGCTGCGACGCCAGCAATCACAGATGCCGTAAATTTAACAGTATCCATGTCCAGACCTTTTATCCATTCGACAACGACAAACCCGACGTTTAGCAAATCTTTCATAACAGGAATTAGCGCCTGCCCTATTTCTCTTGATAGTTTTTCAATAGCATCTTTAAACGTAGACCATTTACCTTTTAACGTGTCGGCTTGCTCGGCCATTGCGTTGCCGAACTGCCCCCCCTCGCCCGCCAAAGAATTCATAGCGGCTTCAAAATCGTTAAATGAAATTTGCCCAGCACTAACCATATCCCGTATGGCTTCTTCGGGTACTTTGAAATGATCGGCTAAGGCGCTAATAACAGGGATTCCACGCTCAGCTAACTGATTTAGCGTTTCTCCCATTACTTTGCCCTGGCTTTTAATCTTGCCGAATATCTGGGCTAGGTCGCCGATGTTAGCATCTGCCGTTGCGGCTAGGTTGCCTAACACAAATAAAGTATCTTTCACTTTATCGGCACTAACGCCAAACGCTAAAAGCTGTTTAGCCGACCCTATTAGGTCTTTTAATTGGAACGGTGTTTTAGCAGCAAATTCTGTTAGCTGTTCGATCAGTGCATTAGCGCTTTCTAGTGACCCCGTAAACGCTTTAATCGCAATAATATCTTGCTCTAACTGGGCCGCTAATCCTATCCCAGTTTTAAAGAACTGCAAACCGCCTAACGCCGCTGCGACCTTTGTTACAGTGCCGATAACCTTTTTACCGAATGAATCCATCGAGGCATTAGCACGGCGCACTCCAGCCTCAAACGGTGCAGTTTTAGCCACAAAGGTTGCCGCAATTGATCCAATGCTAGCCATTCTTTTTACCGTACCTCATAGCGTTAATATACTGATCATCTATGACCTGTTTTTTCTTTTTGCGTTTGAACTCAGGCACAAACGCATCTAGTTCCAGCAGGTCGCTTTTATTCTTTGCTAATAGGTTTAACACTATCGAGCAAAGATAGCTAGTTTGTAGCCAGTCTTCGCCGAATGGTTCCACGTGATAAAACGCGATCCACTCATCAAACGTTTCCGCTGGCATATCTTCGAGCATTTGGGGAACGTTCCAAACGCCCAAAGCCAAACCTAGCTTGTAGGCGAAACGGCGTCGGCTATCGTTTCGCAGTTTTTTTCCAGTTCCTCAATTTCATTGTCTCCGAAACCGGCAAAATCACTGCAAGCATCAAACAACGCTGCAATAACTGCGCCGTCTAACTCGCCTAGTGCTTCCATATCTGCCAACGTCAACAGCGGCTCACCTTTATCATCAACCAACATAGTAATGATTAATCGACGCCTGGCATCTATGTTAACTTGTCCGGTTTTCTTGTTTACAACTGCTCTTTCAAATCTGCTCTTTTCCGCCTCGCTTAATGATTTAATACGAAACGTCAAATCAGCAATTTCAACAGTTTTAAACCGTCTACCGGCCCGAGAAAATAAATCATTCTTCGTTGCTATCGTCATCGTCTACCCCTTCAATCTCTACCGACTCGGGAGGTTGGTTAACGCTCGACGCTTCGCCGACGTGTTCCGCTACCGCCTTTTTAACTAACTCCGACACATCACAGGATACGGCCTGTATAAAACATACCGGCCGTCCTGATTCCGTGCCACAATATCCAACGTGCACACCGTCTATAAGAATCTTTTGAACGTCGTCAACTGATTCGTTTGGGTGTGGCTCGAATGATACTTTCATTTTATCCCCTTTCTAAATTTTATGCGTAGGTCGGCTGACCTGCCCATTTAATGCTAAACTCACCTGACAACAAAGAACCGTTTTCCGCGTCTGGCCCTGTGCTACTTGTCAGAAAACCGGTACCGCTCAACGTTTCGCCGGACGTGTAGGTTATAGTAATTGTTTCAGCAGCTTCACTAATCGGCGGAAACGTAGTAAAAGCCGGGTCCCAATAAAATTCACAGCTAAACTCGCCGCCGTCAATCAGGTCATCAGGTACAAACGTTTTGTAATCCGTTGTGCCCAAATGCGTCGTTTCGATGCTTTCGCGGCTCATCTCAGTGCCGCCAATTCGTGTATAGTTTGCGGTAAATCCGCTGGTGCCAAACACGATAGTGACACCATTTCCAGTCTGTAAAGCCACTGTAAAAGCTCCTTCTTAAAATGTCGGGATTGATTCCGAAAATACAATTCTAAATTCTAAGGCTGTAACATATAAACCGTCATCACTACCGTCGGCGGGTACTAAATAACCGCTGTCGCGGCTTTCTAGGATACAGCTTTTAATTGTTTCACTACCGGCGGTTCCTGTGTATCCCTGTAACGCCTGGCGTACCGCTTCCGCTACGCTTTCGGCCTCTAACCGGGTTGAACTAAAACAGGCCACCTCTACCAGCGATTCAACAAAGCCAGCCGATGCGCTGATTGTGTGCATGTGGTCGCTGCGTGTTTCGCTTAGTACTACCGCCGGAAACGTCTCATTCTGCGCTAGTGCGTCTGGCCTGATCCGCGTTGATACTAAATCAGTTACGCCGGTAATCGTTAAAAGGTAGGTTCTAAGGCTGCTGCATACTGCGCTCATTTGCTGGCCGCCTTTCTGATTGCTACTTCTAATGCTTGAACACTTTTAGCTTTCATTTTAGAGGCTGCCGCTTGTGTTCCTGTGTTTCTGGCTCTAGTTAGATAACCGCTACCGTAAACCCGCTGGCCGCTGTCTGTATCGCTCCAGTAATACGCACGATGTCCGGCGTTTACTAAATGTGCATGTGCTCCTATTACTGGGTTGTTTCTGTAGGCATGTCCGACGGTTACCCCGATTACCCCAGCTTTTCGCCATTTGTTGGGGTTGTTCCATTTGGTAGACTTTTTCACGACAATAGAACGTCTCAAGGCATCTGTCTGACCGCCTCTAGCAATCTTTGTGGATCGGCTCCATTTGCTACTAGTTCCCGTTTTTCTGCTTTGCGGGGTTTCTTTTTTCAAATGCGATTTGTAACCACTACCGGCGGCTGTAATAACCTTACGCTCAACCTCGCGCCGTAGGCTCGGCGTCAATGCTTTTAATCGTTTGTAAAAGTCGTTTAGGTCGGACTGGTTGACATTCATATCGACGTTGAAGCCAGTATTTTCTTTTACAGTCATTACACATCCTCCCGACAATACAGCCACACTTCGCGCTCGTGGGTGTCTCGGCGTTGTACGCTTTCAATGTGTAAATTCCGGCTATCGTATACGACGCGGTTTTCTGGCGTTGGAAACGTGCCCTGTGGGTATCTGATCCGCACTAAATGCGAAACCGTAGCGTCTACCTGCTGGCCGCGTATCTTTTCCGCTCCGCCCTTGTCGATGACTTCGGCGTAGCAAGTTCTATAGGTTGACCATGTGCCTGTATGCTGGCCGGCTGCGTCTACCGTTGTTGCTCGGCTTTGCAATTGCACGCGGTGTCTTAGCGTTCCTGATCGTACCACGTATATTCATCTCCTAAACGATACTGGTTAATCAGGGATTCAACGGCCATCGGCACTTTTTGCGGACTGGCATTAAATACCACTGCTTCACGGTGCTCAAACATATGAGCAACAAGTAACAAAGCCGCCTGTTTGATTGCCTCCGGCGTTGAGTCACTGTCGCCGTAACCGCAAACGTAGCGAATCCTAACGGCGTCGGACTCTAGTCGCGTTGTCGGCCAGCTTTTGGAATATGCTGGCTCTACAAACGCCGGCTCTCGGCTATCGCTTACGATATACTCGGAACTTGCCAGGGTTTGTTCTACCCCGTCGCCGTCTTTGTATTTAACGCTAGTCACGCTCTGCAGCTGGCCTTTAGGCAAATAAACCCTGCCGTTTACGCTGTGAAACTTATCAAAGATCAGCTCATAGGTTGCCGTGCATATTTGGCGGCTAGTACGGTTTTCAATATAAGCCGTAGCGGCTTTTATGAAATCGTCTATTTGGCTATCAAACGTGCTGTCGTCAATAGCCATGTGGGCTTTCGCCTCGGTGCTATTGATTGGGTAATCCGTCGCCGCTGTGATTGTCTTTATAGCGTAGTTATTCATCTACTGATTTTCGCTTTCGCGCTCTTGGCTTCTTTTTTACAGCTGCCTCAATAACAGGCTTGCTGCTAGCGGCCTTTCGACCGCTAACAGCTTTTGCCTGGTTGCTATCAATGAGGCGCTGCGCTTCGTCTTCGCCTACGTCGATTATTTCACCACAATTCTGGGTAAAACCGACGCCGGCTCGACTTACTAACAGCTCAACCTTCATATCTAACCCCTTACGCCTGAATCAGGTGTTTAATTGGGTTAGTGCCCGCGTCAATTACGATAGAATCAACACGTGAGAAGGCTACGAATCCGGTCTGGTCGTAGTCTCGGTATCGCTCATCCATTCGAGCCAATCGGACTGGCCCAGCATCGCGAATAACGAACTTAGACATGTCGCCTGCGATTATCGACTTGTTACCCGTAGCGATGGATGACATCTCTTGTAAAACCACCACAGGCTTTCCAAGAATAGTGTCAGGATCGTTAGCCGTTAGGCCAGCTTGCCAGAGGTATTGACCGTTAGAATCTTTCAGCTTACGGATAGCAGCTTTAGTGCTGTTATTCATTGCAAGTCCGAAAGATGCTGACGCCTGATAGGCTGGATCAACGCTGTTGATCAAGTCGATGATTTCATCGAAAGTTACAGCGGTTGCGCTTGCGGCTGTTACGCCTAAGCTCGATCCAGTTACGACGCCCTGTGGTTCGCTTGAACCAGTACCAGTTACAAAGTAATCTGATGCACCGCGTGCCAGACGTTCGCCGATAAGTGAGCCGAGTTGGCTGCCCATATCAAACGCACTATCTTGCATCAACTCGGAAGAAATACGCACTAACTTAGAGGTTAGCTTGTAAGCTCCCAGCGTTACGCTACCGTAGGTTACGTCCTGCTCTGAAACTTGCGTATTTTCAGCAAGCAAGGCGCCCTTATTGCTAGTATCGTTAACGGTTGGCATTGGTAAATCATTACCGGATGCCGTACGCATAACGTTAGCAACTCGACGAATCCCGCCGTATTGCAGTAAAGCCTGTTCTAGCGAATCTGCAAAGCCTTCAGGAATTAAATTCCCACCAGCCGATGCCGGAGTTGTGGCCTGCGCTCGTAGCTCTTTTCCGTAACCGTTGTGAGAATAACGCGGTGCGTTACTTCGCAGGTTGTATTCAAAGTAGCTTTGACGAGGATCGACGCCGCAACGGTGAGCTGCTTCGCGTTGTTCTGGGCTGAGGTTAACACCGGACTGGAACAATGCCCAGGCTCGCATAGCGTCACGCTTTACAGCTTCGGTAACTCGTCCGTCTCCGGCTTTTTCAGCTTCGTAGTTTGCACGATCTTCGGCGCCTTTGATGGCGTCTAGTTTAGCGGCTACGTTTAGCGCTTCCTGTGTAGCGTTTCGTTCTTCGTCAACTCTTTCATACTCAGAATTAAGAACGTCCCATTTTTCACGGTCTTCTGCTGACCAATCGGCTTGGCGTTCGCCTAGTTCTTGAATTTGCGAGGCTAAACGGTTACGTTCTTCCTGCAAATCTTGCATTTTATCAAGTGACATATTCGCACCTTTTTAGTTTAGTGTTGGATAGGTGCATTCAAAAAGGCTGCACCTATATTGCCTGTTTGAGCAATAAAGATACAGCCTTTGCGGTTTCACTTTATTTTTGGGGCCGGTTAATACTGAGCGTTTCGCCGACGTTGTTTATTATGCTTATTTAACGTTCTAGGTCAAACTTAATTTCTCGGAGCCTTACCCGAACAGCGTCAATCTCGCTGTTTTGTTCGTTTTCCCAGCGTTCAAGCGCTGCCCGTGCTTCTTCGACATTTTCAGCGGTTCTAATGCCGCTAGTCGCTGATTCATAGGCCGGATAAGTTACAACAGAAACGTCATACAAGTCAGCGTCTTTAATGTTTCGGTAGGTGTTGCCGTCTTTCGCTCGCTCTATCTCTTGGCCTTCGCTGGTTACGCTAAACGCAAAACTAGACCCGCTAACGTCGCCGCGTTTAACGCTTTCGGCCAGGTCTCGTGCTGTTTGAGTGTTTGGCATATCTACCTCATACCGCAACCCTACGCTGTCGGCGGTCATTCTTAGCGTTCCAGATTTTGACCGGCCTAATACGTGATTAGGATCGTGATTGAATAACGCTCTAACGTCCTGACCTTCAGCTAGTGCTCGGTCAAACGCTCCAGGCTTAATGCGTTCAAAGTATTCAGGCATCAGCTCGTATTGAGTGCCTGCATCATCTGCCCGGTAGTAAACTGCTGCATATCCGCTGATGACATTTGTTCCGTCTTCGCGGGTTTCTACTGTAACCGCTCGCTGATTTGGAAATTGCTTTTTCAATTTATTGCCTCGCTATAGTACGCGATTACGTTAGTTTTGAATGATTTGGTTACTGCATTTAGTGCTGCTCGCATTTGTTCACTGTCTGCCGTGTTTAGAACTTCACTTATTTCACCGGCGAGACCAAAGAACAAACGATTTCCGATGGATTCGATTAATTCCGTTGCATTGCGATTCGTTAATCCAGCGTAAACCATTGCCGCCGGCGTTATTTCTTTATGCAAACCGATAATTTCGTCTTCATACCCTACCTCTAACCAATTAACAAAGCGTCCGGCGGTCTTTTGCTTCGCTTCTCGATTTACCTTGCGTACAAGGTAGGCTGTGAATCGTTCTACGGCGTCATCTAATACCGTTTTAGCCGTTGCTCTTAAATCGTCGTCTGATTCGTCGATTATTTGCTCGGCTGGTTCTAGTTCTGCCGGTGTCTCTTCCGTTTCAGGCTCTTGATCCGCATATTCCATGTTGAGCGGCCGTAAATATTTAGACCCCAGACCGTCAGGCCGTGGGTTTAAGTTTTGCATTGCCCTAACTTCGTCAGGAGAGAGAATACCGGCTTCAATGCCCGTCCTGAATATGCCGTATTGTGTCGCAATATCGGCCGCTACTAACGCGGCAACGTTAAACTCAATAAACCTGCTGTTCTGCTCCTGCTCGGCTGGCGTTAATAACTTCAAATAGCATTCAGCTTCAATAGTTTTGAGCCAATGCGACAAACAGCCATTCAGATAGGCTCGGTTTTCCTGCTCTAGGCTGTTGTAGCTGGCTTTTGAATCGTCACCGAGTTTATGCGGTGGAATATTAAACCAACGAGCTATTTCTTTTACCTGCTCTTGGCGAGCACCTAACATTTGCGTTTGTTCAGGGGTAAATTGTCCCTGGTGAAACTTAGCGCCATCTCTCAAAATGACAGACTTGAAGGCTGCATCTAGCTGATCGTAGGTTTTACGAAAGCCGCTTTCTAGGTTGTCGGCTCCCTGTTTAGTCATGCCCGGCGGCACTTCTAAAATTCCACCAATCCGGCCGCCGTTTCTAAAATACTTTGACGCAAATTGTTCTGCTGCTAACGCCAGTGCAAATGCTTCACGGGCTTTGTAAACCATTTGGCAATCAGATTCGCCGTTTATGCTAATTTGTTCGATATGTAAAATATTGGAAGCTGCAAAGCCGTGTAAATCGCCGTCTATCTCGCTCGTGTAGTATAAAACGCCGTCTTTCGTTCTGGCTGGTGCTGTGCGATCCGGCAACAGTGGAAATATTGCAATCGGGTTACCCATTGGATCGCGTTCAATCAATGCGTAAGCGTTAGACCAGATTAGGGCATGAGTCATTAACCGACGCCAGAACTTAAACGCGCTCATTTCAGCGTTAGGGCGATATTTAACCAGCTTCTGGGCTGGGTGTACTTCGTCTACTTCTCTACCCTTAACGCCTAAATCCGGCCGGCGTCTGTAGACGTTTAACGGCAGCTTTGCAACATCTCCGCTAATTAGGTTTACCGCTTGAAATACTGCGCCAATTGTTAGCGACTTTTGCGGGTTTACAGTAATTCCTGAGCTGGTAGTCTGGTCGCCAAATACTTCGTTCCATATCTCCGGCGAGCTCAGCGGAATATTAGGATTTTCTATCGCTCGTGCATCTTGGCCAGGGTTGATTATGTAAGTTTGGTGCATTTACATTAACTCAATCGGGTTGTTGTCGTAATAGTCATACGTAGGCATTGGCTCAGCTTCCGCAATGCTTCTCCCTAATGCCATAATCAGGGCAACCATTCCGTCAATCTTTGCCGGATTGTCGCTGCTGGGTTTTATCGGCCGTTTGTTGTTGTTTGGATCGGTTTTAATAGTGACGTTTTGCGCTTGCCAATTCAAAATCGGGTTGTTGTTGTGGCGCAAATTGCCGCTGATTACTAATCGCTCCAGCTCGGCCGTAGGCCCTGCAAAGTGCATGATCGTTTGTGGGAAGTTTGTCCGTAAACAACCTAGCTGATTCTCTAACCGTGTTGTTAAATCTTCAGCAAACAAACGGTCATACACTATCTCGGTAATTATAAACTTTTCGGACAGTTCCGCTATTCTATTTTCTACAACGTTGTAATCAATTACGTCGCCTGGTATCAAATCTACATAGCCATCTGCTGCCCATTGCAAGTATGGGGCCAAGTGGTCATTTTCTTTAGCAGCCTTTTCTGGGTAAAAGAAGTAAGGCAAACAGGCGTAATTCCCATCGCCCTCATCAAATACCAATACAAACGCAGTCATATCTTTTGTGCGGCTTAAATCTAATCCGCCGATGCACTCTCGGCCTAAATAGTCATCCTCATCAAACACTACCCGGCAATTGTCCCAGTCCGATTTTTTAAGCCAGGGACTGAACGACGTTGACCAAATGTTGAGCCGGTACATTTTGAAGTTTTGCCAGTCTGTAAGGCTACGCTGTGCGCGGGTCATCGACTTCTTGAATTCTGCCTCACTGATAATTGTCCCCATTGACGGATTAGCTTTTTTCCATACGTCAGGGTTCATTAGCTCATCATCGGTCATCGTAGAATCGGCGGCGTATTTTAAAAAAAAGAACTCGTCGTCGTCTATCTCGCCGGCGTTGACTTTTTCGCCATATTCCCATTGTTTACGGCCGTAGCCTAAAAGGTTATTTCCGGCCGTTGATATTTCAAAACGCATCCACTCGCTCCGGCTGATCCCAGCATGTTCTATAGCATGCGCCGTGCGGCTGTCTACTACGTGAACCTCGTCAACAATCGTGGAACCGTTTAACCCCTCTAGCGATTGATGATTAGAACCGGCTACGATTTGATAATTAGAATGGCTCGGTTCGTAACTTATAACGCCGGTTGAATTGTTAATCATGCACACCTGGCTAAGCGCCGGCGATTGTTCAACCATCATGCAGGCGTTCTTGTGTACGATCCGCGCCTGTTTCATATCGCGCGCACAGCTATAGATGTGCTGGCCAGGTTCACCGTCGGCGGCCATCAAGTACAAACCGACAGCGGCTCCTGTCGGACTTTTACCGTTTTTCTTTGGTAGCCAAACGCTAGCGATTCTAAAACGCCGGAGCGTACGCTCGTAGAATTCACTGTGAGAAACCCAGCCGAACAGCCGGTAAAACATCTCCACTTGCCAATCCATTAAACGGATCGGCTTGCCGGCGTAGTCGCCTTCGTACAGGCACAGCTGCGACTCTATGAAATTACAAACATGCTCGCCGCGTTCTTCCTCCATAAAATAGCCGTTAGCAGCAGCCTTTTCGTCGGCTTCGTTGAATATCCAGCGTTTAGTTAGTTTGTCGGTCATCGCTGGCGTGGGTTAATCGCTTGTATAGCTTCGGAAGGTTTATTTACAACTATTCGCGCACGGCTTGAAGGGGTTAAGCCAAATTCTACTAATATTTTCAATAGGCGATCATACCAATCCCGCGCCGCTATGTCGTTAGCGTTACGCTTGCCATCTACTACGATTCCTTCGCGGTCACTGGCCTCCTGGCACCGTCGCCAGTTTGCATAGGCTACGGCTAACTGCTCCATTGCTACCCGTTCGGCTACGGTTACAACGCCTAAATCGTCTAACAGGTTGACATAATACGTGTAAGCCTCTTTCGCGTGTTTGTCTTTTATCCACGCTGGCCGGCGGGTTTTT